TAACGCGGCTAGGATGCGTTACATTAAAGAATACTACAACGCGGCTAGCGACGGATTGTTTACACTCGCGACTCCTGTGTTGGCCGGTTTGGGCACTCCTACTAAGCAATTTAGTTCTTGTGTGCTTATTCGCAGCGATGATGATTTGGATAGTATCTTTGCATCTGGTGAAATGATGGCCAAGTATGCTAGCAAACGTGCTGGCATTGGCTTAGAGATAGGTCGTCTACGCAGTTTAGGGGCACCCATCCGCGGTGGAGAAATACAACACACTGGTATGATTCCTTTCTTGAAGAAATGGTTCGGTGATTTGCGCAGTTGTAGTCAAGGTGGTATCCGCAATGCGTCCGCTACTGTATTCTACCCAATCTGGCACTATCAGTTCGACGACCTTATTGTGTTGAAGAACAATCAAGGTACAGAAGAAACTCGTGTTAGACACATGGACTACGGGGTTGTCCTGTCCGCCTTCTTCTGGAGACGCTTTAAGAACAAAGAGCAAATTACATTCTTTGATCCTAACGAAGTCCCTGACCTTTACCAAGCGTTCTATTCTAATACAGAACTCTTTGAAGAACTGTATGTTAAATACGAAAAGCGTACCGATCTTCGTAAGAAGTCAATGAGTGCTGAAGAAGTATTCAAGAGTGGTATTCTTAAAGAACGCACAGATACAGGACGTATCTACTTAGTGTTCATTGACAATGTGATGAAGCAGGGTCCATTTGATCCTGAGTATCATACAATTTACCAGAGTAACCTTTGCTGTGAAATTCTATTACCGACGAACTCGTTTAAGAGACTCGATGACGAAGAAGGCCGCATTGCGCTCTGCACACTTGGCAGTATTAACTGGGGTGCGTTTCGTAATCCCGAAGATATGCGCCGTGCTTGCCGTATTCTGCATCGTAGCCTTAATAACATTCTTGATTATCAAGACTTTCTTTCCATACAGTCTAAGCTAAGCAACGACGAAATCAGACCACTAGGTATTGGCATTACCAATCTTGCTTACTGGCACGCTAAGCGTAGTTTGAAGTATGGTGAGAAAGATGCACTTGCTGAAGTTAAATCGTGGATGGAACATCAAACATTCTATCTCACTGAAATGTCAGTTGAGTTGGCTAAAGAGCGCGGCAAGTGTTTAGGTAGTGATAAAACTCGTTATGGTCAAGGTACTTTCCCTTGGGAACTACGTGCTGATGGTGTTAACGAACTAACTGACTTTACTCCTGAACTTGCTTGGGAACCACTTAGGGCAGATATGATTACATATGGTGTCCGTAATGCTACTAATGGTGCAGTCGCTCCTGTAGAATCAAGCAGTGTCGCTATTAATAGTACCAATGGTATCGAAATGCCAATGAGCTTGATTAGCGTTAAGGAAAGTAAAGCTGGTTCGCTAACACAAGTTGTTCCTGAATATCATAAACTGAAAAACAAGTATCAACTAATGTGGGAACAGAAGGACTGTGATGGTTACTTGAAAACAGCAGCAGTGATTGCTGCTTATGTTGAGCAAAGTATCTCTACTAACACGTTCTACAATCCAGCTCACTTTCCAGATCGTAAGGTACCTACAACGCTGATTGCAAAGAACTTAATGCAAGCTCATTTGTGGGGACTTAAAACATTCTACTACAGCTTGATTAATAAACAAGGTAGCAAAGCAGTTGACGAAGTTGCTCCGGCTGGACAGTTAGAGTATATCAACTTTGATGACGAAGGTGAGGATTGTGCTGCTTGTAAATTGTAGTATGTAAACTATAAGATTCTTGTAAACTATGAATGGCACCTGGAATAAAGGCGTAACAGGATATAAAAATAAAGTAAACTTTTCAGAAAAAACAATTAACGCAATGACTGAAAGAATGAAACTTAAAAATCCATGTGCTGGAGTTAAGCCGTGGAATCATCCAAGGGCAACTGATTATTCTGAATCTGTATGGAAGCAAGCAGAACTTCTTTATATTGTTTGGATAACGCACAACAAACCTTCTTATTGTAAGTTATATACACTATGGAATAATAAATGTTTTACTAATGAAAGTAAGGTAATTGGACCATATATGAATATGGTAAAGTATTTTAAAAATGGTTGGATCCCAACACAAGACCAAGAATGGACACAATATAAATGAGCAAACAACAATATAATCTAAACACTAAAACAGATTACCTCAACCGTAAGATGTTTCTTGACCCAGCCGGTCCAGTTACTATCCAACGCTTTGAAGAAGTAAAATATAAAAAGATTGCAGACTTTGAAGAAACTGCACGCGGCTTCTTCTGGCAACCAGAAGAGATTAGCTTAACAAAAGACTCAAGTGACTTCAAAGATGCCAGTGATGCAGTTAAGCATATCTTTACCAGTAACTTGCTACGACAGACAGCATTAGATAGCTTGCAAGGACGAGCGCCAAGCCAAGTGTTTATGCCAGTTGTTAGCTTGCCTGAACTTGAAGCATTAATTTACAACTGGACATTCTTTGAAACGAATATCCACAGCAAGAGTTATAGTCATATCATCCGCAATATCTATAATGTGCCAAAGGATGTATTCAATACCATTCACGACACTAAACAGATTATTGATATGGCAAGTAGTGTGGGCAACTACTACGAAGCACTACACGTTATTAACTGTCAGAAGCAGTTAGGAATGCCTGTAGTAGAGAAAGAACACATCAAGGCAATTTGGATGGCACTGCACGCTAGTTATGCGTTAGAAGCATTCCGCTTTATGGTTAGCTTTGCTACGAGTTTGGCAATGGTAGAGAATCGTATCTTTATGGGTAACGGTAACATCATCAGCTTGATTTTACAAGATGAATTGCTACACAAGGGATGGACTGCATATCTCATCAATCAAGTAGTAAAAGAAGATAATCGCTTTGCTGCAATCAAGGCAGAATGTGAAGAAGAGGTATACGCATTGTATATGGATGTTATCCGTGAGGAAAAGGGTTGGGCCGATTATCTATTCAAGATGGGCCCAGTTATCGGATTGAATGCTAATATTCTTAAAGACTTTGTTGACTTCACTGCCGTAGGAGCCTTGAAAGAGATTGGTATCAAGTATCAAGCAAGTTCGCCTAAAACAACACCTATCCCTTGGTTTAACAAACACGTTAATACCAGCAACAAACAAACAGCATTACAAGAATCGGAAAGTACCAATTATGTTATTGGTATTATGGGCGAGGGTATTGACTATGATGCCCTACCAACATTATAAGGTAAAATTTTGAAAATAGCCCGCGCACTCTTTATCGCCAGCTACCGACTTAGTCACGCTTGTCTTGGTATGCAGTTTGATCATTATTTAAAAAATATCGATCAAACATATATTTTCACTGACTGTGAGCCCGCATTCATTGATGGGGTTCTACAAAGATACGGAATCGATACTTCAAAATTTGTATATGTGCAAGATAGAGAAATGGATGCATTGTATCCGACTCTACGCAATTGGTGGTTTGACGGCGATCATCGCGGTAGTTGGTTGTATCAGCAGGCTCTTAAGATGGCGAGTTTGGATTATATCGATGCTGATGTAATTATGATACAAGACCCCGATACATTTTGTATAGAGCCATATCATTTGATTGTCGACGGTAAGCCCAATTACTTTATTCTCCCCAATGAGCGGCATACCGATGGCTATTATCAAGTACTCGAGAACTGTCTGGGAATCGAGCGACAAACCGAACATTGTTTTGTGTCCGAGTTTATGCCAATGTTCAAAGAAGACTGGCTAAGCCTAAAGCATTCAGCTGAATCGAGAAACAATAAAAATGTCTTTGATGCCATCATCGACGCGGTGCCAATTGAACCGTATGATGGGCTACGTTGGTTTAGCGAATACGAATTCCTTGCTAACTGGACAATGACACAGCGGCCAATTGAGATGACTGTACAACGTAGATTCCAATACAAAACATTGGCCGACATCGGTCTGCTAAGCAGAGATTACAATTGTGCGTGCGATGCAATTCCTAAGTTGGCCGATAGCATCGTGCTAGACTTTAATACAGGCATTGTGACAGATTTCGATAAGATATTTGATCAAGTTAAAAAGTTCCTATGATCAAGGTGTATGCTCCGTATCCTACGGACTACTTTGCTGACTGGTTCACCGACGAAGAAAATTTCTGTCGATCAACTAATCAAAATGAAGTGCTGGCACAGCAAGTAAAAATTGCCTGCTTGCCTGCCTACTTTAGCTATAAAATAACACCCGACTTCATTAGATACAACGAGTTTGACTTGTTGCTTTTTAGTGATATAGAATTCGACAACATCGATACTGCTGAACGGTGGATAGCCAGTTTAAACTTGTCTTCGACTAATCATCATTTACTTGCAGTTGGCGGATTATATGATTACAGTGTCATCGGTGATACAATATACCGACCATGGTGGTGTTTTAATTTTGTGCACAAAAACGTATACAAAAACGTAGATATTGACCCTAAGCCTTACATATTCGATGCTTTATTGGGCAGCAAGAAGCCGCATCGAGATATGTTAATGTCGTTGCTACAGACTCATGGTCTGTTGAATAATAGTATCGTAACTTATCGAGATGTCTTTCCTGCTCCTGGTCAGACAGTAGATGAACATCTAAGAGCGGCAGTTGAAGTCACGCTGCAAGATCAACCATTGTTATATCCTTACATTAGTCCCAATCTAGATCCTGCGTGGGAAGTCTGCGACAATGTATCAAATAGTGTAAGCGATATTTCCCCTTGGTCAATTTATCAGCAGACCCGGTATTCTATTGTCGCAGAAACTGTTTACAAATCTAGTTTCTTCTTTAGCGAAAAAACTACTAAAGCAATGTTTTCTAAACGATTATTTGTTGTGTTTTCTAGCCCAGGTTATCTAACTAGATTGCGTAGTATGGGATTTCAAACATTTAATAATGTTATCGACGAAAGTTACGATCTCGAGCAAAACGATGTTAGACGGTTCAATATGGCATTTCAACAACTTAAGCAGCTAACCCAACTCGACTATACCCAAGTACAGGCTGCAACATCAGTTGCCCGGCAGCATAATTTCGATAGGCTATATACCTTAGAGAAAGAAATAAAAGAAGAGATGCAAGAAATGGTATATATTAAACTAAAGGAAATTAAATGTTAACTGTATATTCAAAAGCAAATTGCCCATTTTGCGATCAAGCAAAAAACTTATTAAAATTAAAAAATATCGCATACGAAGAGATTCGAGTGGATCTAGTACCTTCTGCACGTGAATTCATTATGTCAGAAGGGCATCGTACGGTGCCGCAAATCTATAAAGACGGTAAAGTCTTCATCGAAGGCGGCTTTCAAGGACTGTCAAGGTTAACAGAAGAACAAATCAAGGAGCGATTAAATGTTGTTGCAGTCTAATCAATATAAAAGAGGCGATATCGTAGCCTTTAAATTAGTAAATGGTGATGAAATCGTTGCCAAACTAGTCGAAACGACACCAACAGGATGGGTAATTCACAAGCCGTGTACTGTTATGCCTAGTCACCAAGGGCTGGGTTTGATTCAAACCCTGTTTTCAGCGGATATAAATAAAGATGTAGAGTTAAAAGGTGAGCACGTAATGATGCACGCAGTAACACTCAAGGCACTAGAGGACCACTACATCACAACCACAACTGGTATTGCTGTAGGCAAAGGTCCTATTATAATTTAAGGAGTGATGATATGCCCGGAATAGCAAGAATAGGTGACATTTATGGAAAAGGCGGATTACTGATCGGACATCCTAGTCCCGATGTATTTGTCAATGATCGCCCAGTAGCATTGACCGGGTGTGCATATACTCCGCACTGGGGGTGTGGACCAAAAGGCCCACAACATTGTTTCGGCTTAGTAATGGCATCCGGTACTGGGGTATATATCAACGGGTCTAATCCAATTGTCAAAGGTAGTAAAGGTCTTTGCCAAGAGTCAGTAATGACTGCTAGCAGTGATGTAACTGCGAAGTAAAATGACAGTACCGTTCATTTATCAAGGGTTAATCCCGACAAAAACTGAAGGCGGATTAAGTTCGTTACAATTGGCGATGGCAAACGATATGATTCGTGGTGGCACCCCATTCAAAATTAATCAAGATTTTTTAAATTCAATTAATCGATTTGCCAGCAGTGCCCCGTTAAGTCCAAATACAGTCGACCCAAAAACTGGCCTGACCAGGACTCCCGATATATCAACTTCTATTACGGGAATTACATACCAAGCAATCGGGGATGATATCTATTTGTGGCATCCTGCACCTGATTGCGGGCCCGAAGAGAATCAATTTGCAAAAACGTATCTAGGGAAACGCAAAGATATAGCAGAAGGAACTTGGGCATTTTATGGTAAGGTTGTCTTTGGCGGCACAGTGACGCCGGCAGCAGCCAGATCGTGGGACGGCGGCGTTGGCGGCGGCTACGGCAGTGGAGACGGCGGCGGTGGTGGGGGCGGCGATTAATCATGGCAGAAGGAATTTACGGGCCAACATCGGGCGTAGCGGATTCGGCCGTATCAACAGCAGCCCCATTTACTCCACAGTGGGGAGGAACAACACCTGTTAACGGGTTGAAAATACCTGTTGCATCATTTGCTACACTGAATACGTGGGATGCTAATAGCGGAGTCTACAGCGGAACTCTAAGCTCACAAGGTAATATGGTAGCGTCGCAGCTTGCTCCGCCTATCTATAGATTTGCATACGATGCCACCGGCGCGCAAGCATTTCCGGATATGGTAACTGATATTATTCCCGGCTATCCCAATGCCGGCGCAATATATACTTTCTACGAGAATACTGCTCACGTAACTCCATGGTATCAAGGATACTT